TTTTTTTTTTTTTTCTCGCTCTAAGAAGTACTCAAATCTTCGGATGTGAACATCTCTATGAAAATTTAAGGTCAACGTAGAGAGACACTTACAGAAATACCATTAAAAACAAGAAAATAGTAGTTAAATAAAATATAGGCAACTGACTTGAATCAGAACGATGTGAACATCACTAATCTTCATCAAAGCTTCCTTACCTATATGTTAAACATACGTGGTGCATGTAAGAGTTTCCCCATACACACAACACAAGTTACTACTAAAAACTAGTTAAGTAATAAGTAAATTATAAGTGCAGAAAGCAAAGATAGACTAGCCCTGGCGCACTCCCAAAAGGTTGTGCATGCCACGGTTAACGTCCTGGGCTGTGTGACGTTCAGTATCCTCTGCTGTTGTACCAACATTGCCATCCAATCCAAATAATCTATTTGTATCGTTGCGTACAGCAGCTGCCTTCATTTGCATATGAGCTTCACGAGCGCGTACAGGTGTACGTGATGTTAACTCGTAAAAGTCAAATGCATAGCGTGCCAAGCTTAAATCAGTTAAGTTTCGTTGCAATCCATACCGTGGCATGTATGCACGATCCCTATTCCTCATCTCAATGTAAGCTTCAGCGACATCGCTAAAATGTGCCATTATCTGGCGAAAAGTAGGTTGAGCATTCTCTATGATGGGTTTTAAAGAATATTCCACTTGCTCAGCACCATCCATCATTGTCCAAACACCTTGGAGATTTCCGGATGTCCCATTCTCAATGCACCAAACCATCAGTCCATTGAGTAACACTTGCATCTGATCATCAGTGACCTCATAAGCACTCTTCACAGCATCAAACCAGTGTGAAAACTGTTGATGTGTAGCTCTTGTATTTGAGAGATCATACTGTTCTGGTTTGTATTGAAGCAAGTGCTTGAGATTTATTACTTGCTTACCTTTCACCTTTGGCAGGTTCATCTTGGTTGGTATGGCCTTTAATCTTGGAACGCTAAATGTTCCAGATGAACCAGCATCGACATCCCGATCAATATTTTGAACTTGATCTACATTTTGTCTGGGAGCCAATGTCTTGTCTTGATTGTCCTTTTTCTCCACATTCTTTCCAGTTTGATTTGAAGCTCCGGCATCAAGTTTATCAGCTTGGAGATAAATTTCCTCCTCAATGTTTTCATCATCAAATGTACCTCTAATACAATCAGTGTATCGAAGTAATTCATCTTGTGTTGGCTCATCATTGAGGTATAACTTTCTCAGAGCTGTTTCAGCTAGATAAGGCGCTTTCCCATTTTCAGCTAGTTGTTTGTATGGAGCTTGAGATAGTACCCATAAGTAAAACTTACGGATGTTCATTGTCAACTCATCATAACCCCATGATTCAACCATGCTGGCACAAATTGCCTCCAATCTATGTGTTGGTTCACTAGATCGGTCCCATTCCAAAATGGAGACAATTCTTTCCTTATCCAATTTTGGTATGTAGCATCCGTCACGTAGTATTGCCTTGTGTGACATGAATTCTACATCCTCTCTCCTAAGTGTGATATCATCAAACCCATATTTGAGACCAAGTTCAAGAAACAATCCTTGGAAGTATTTCAGCTCATCTTGATACTTTGGCTCAATAGCTATGAGTAAGTCATCACCATTAACAAAGAAAACAACAGATTCCATCGGAATTTCCCTCGAATTCATTGCATAGTACATAGCAATTATAACCATGAGGGTGTTATCCACAACAGTTGATGGCTGCCCACTATTGTTTCCTTTGTTCTTCTTGACAATAGTTCCATCAGGAGTCAGAATTGGTGTGTACACAATTTCAGTGTACAAATTCTTCAACATTTCTGCTCCGATATCCCAATCTTCCATAAAATGTAAGCGGACCTGGAGAATGGAGTTTAGTAAATACGGAGATAGTGAACTATCGAATTGTGAACCGTCCGCATAACAATAAACCCATCCCTCTGGTAAGCTTCTCATCAGTGTGTCCCAACCTCTAAAGAACTTTGTCATTCCAACAGTCCATGGGGCTTTCAGATTCAGAGAGTAGAACTGGTTATTGAAGTCATCAACACAAACTTTGCCAGCCAGAAGTGTATCAACTGGAGCAGCTGTAAAGGAACGAGTCTTGTTCAGATTGACCTTCTCAATAGGCCTCAGCTCAGATTTCAAGGAACCATTCCAAACACCTAGTTGACCGGTGTACAATCTCTTGCAACTTTCTTTCAAGTAATTGGCCAAGTCCTCAGGTGTGGAAGAAGCAAAGTAATCACGCTTCCGTCCCTTATACAATGCTCCCACTGCTGCCTTCATATTAAGTGCATTGAAGATGTCAAACTCATCTGTGATATAGCTATTCTCTTCAAAACCTTTGTCTGTGAGCATCCAGATGAGTTGTTCCACAGCCTTGTTGAATCTCTTTATGTTCACATCACCCACAACAATTGGAGATGAGTACTTCATGAAATCCTTAAGATATGCCTCTTTGCTCAGACGGCTTGGCATGTACTCTCCCATTAGTGGTCTGAAGAATTTCTCAGCTTCTTCATTAGTTGATAAGTATAAGTTAAATAACTGGCACTTTCCTTTCACAACACTCTTTGTGACCAACTGACTCTCACTTCTTGCCACAGGGCGAAGGTTTCCCTCTATTGTATCATGAACCCACTTTTGAGTTTGGGCCTGTACAACAATTGTCTCATCAACCAAATCCTGTATGATCTTAGATGTGACAAATGGATCTTCTGGTTGGCTGTCCTTTATCTTCAGGTTCCCCCAACTGATGGCATTTATGTTAAACTTCCATCCTTTCACCCAATCGAGTGTAGCTCCACTCATCAAAATATCTTGAAACTTTTCAGGCATGTGAGTGAAGTGGTTGCTTGTCATTACATTCGAGCCACAATGAATTCCAACTATAAATCCATCTTTTGTGGCCACAAGTGGTAAACCACATTGACCATCCTTAGTTGAAATCCAGTGTCGCCAAAATGTTGAATTCGGCATCGGCACCACCACACTTGACTCTGAAACCATACTGCTTAAGCTCTTTGTTTGGAAGTTTGTTGACACCAAACAGACTCTCTCCTCCCTCATTGGCATTCTGAATTTAAGTCGCTGAGGGAATGGTGGAAAATCTTTGGGCATCTTGATTAACAGCATGTCATGGTCAGGTATTAAATGTAACTGTAGAGCTGTTACATTCTTGACAAGAAATTGCCCATGCTGTGTGATAACTTCAAGCTCACCATTATTGGATCTGAACAAATGTTTGTTAGTTATTATGTACGGTCCAAATCCAATACCGGATGTTGACATCCTCTCACCATCAGAGTTGTTTGTGAGTTTGCACAGAACATTTGAAATCATGTTGTAGTCCCTGATGCCATTTGCCAACGAGACTCCTTCAAGTTCAATTGCTTCATTCTTATTTGGAACAAGCTTAATGTCAATTGCTCTGGCAGGCCCAGTTTGCCTCAACTCATTCTCTCTCTGTGGGAAGCCCATTATTTTATTGGCTGTGTCACTCATTTTGAGTGATATGTGAGGTGTCAAATCGACTTCAAGAGCTTTCTTTGCCAAATTATTAACATAGTATGCCTTTATTCCTGGCCTTGCTGCGATCATTTGAGGTGACAAGTCATCATCCTCAACACATTTTGCCCTATGTTCTCCGAATGAATTCTGAACAAGACTGATATCTGCTTGCGGCGACTCATCGAGTGTGACTCCAGTTAAAGGATCCACAAAACGAACAAACTGAAAATCTGATGGGTCAAAACCATACATATTCACAAATCTTCTGTTCTTATGACCCATCCCTCTAGTGGTACCCTTAACTTTGCCCTTGTTTGCATAGGCTGAACCAAAGTAGTGAGTCAAGCTGGCTTCATCCCCATCGACCACATAATGGTGTCTCTCTGTTTGGGCCTTCGCCATCTTTAACTTGTGTCGTTGGTTCTTTTTCCCTTCAAGAGATATGGACTCATTTGTTTCCTTCTTGAACCAACTATAAAGCATACTAGCACCTCCAATTGCCACTGAAATCATCACTAAGAAATCTCTCGTTGCGAGTGATTTATTCCAGTGTCCTTCAAGTTTTAGAAACTTAGCCACTTCATTTCTTGACTGAAAAGTGATAGTTTCTAAATACCCAAAGTTTGCCATGACTTCCTCAACATGCTTGTCATGACTCAAATTACAAAATTCCAACAGCTGATCTTTAGCTTTTGTCAGAATCTCAATATTCTGTTGTGTATGGTTGGTTGAATATCGAGATCTGATTGCAGTGAAAATGCTATTAAGAGAATAGCTGCTGAACTCACAAGTCTTACTTGTGATTGCCTCAAAATGACTTTGTTTTCTCCTCTCATTTGCTATCAATTGATTAATTGTTGTGATAGTACGTGAGATGGAGTGAACATCTGTCTGCAGTGTGTATGCAACTTTTGACACTTGATGGCTTGTCAGTCGACCAATGCCAGCATCACTCTTATGCTTTTCGATGGCCTCCCATATATCCTCATGAACTCGATCAGGCACATCCTTTGACAAGAAAGCTATTTTAATTTTCTCGAGTGGAACTGTATATCCCACCCGTCTGTATTGATCAGTGGTTAACCATGAATTGAGATTCTTGTTTGGTATCGCCAACTTGTTCAAAACAGTGTTGCAATCCCTCAGCTTATACTTCTTCAAGATGTTATGGATTGCTGGATGCATGCTACCATCATGACGAACCATGTTCATTGTGTAGAAGAATGGTAGTTCAAATTGTGCCATTGTCTTTGCTTGTTGCAAAGTGCACTTCTCAAGAACTGAAGTTGACACACTCTGTGTAGTGACAGGTAAGTTGTACATAAAGCACAAAAATGCTGCCTCTGTAGCAATCATCTCAGGTATGTCAACTAAGCCCTTAACTGTGTGACCAATTCGCAATGCGTGGCCACTCTTGTGTCGACCAACTCTTCCCAATCTCTGGATTCTTTCTCCATAGCTAATTTCACACTTGGTGTATTGAATTGCTCTGTTGTCGAGATCCAGAATTGGCTTTACTTTCATCCCAAAGTCAACCACAACATCTATATCAAGAGTCACTCCATTCTCAATTATGTTGGTAGCCACCACAAAATGCTTCTTATTAATAGTGCCTTTGGTGACTATTTCAAGACCACTTTCCTTCATGGTTCTGCCATCAACTTTTGTGACCATGAATCCCTTTGTTACTAGCAGTTTGCTAAGTGAATCCACTTCATTGTAGCTAGCAACATACACTAAAATGTTGTCTCCAAGTTGCACCACATCAGCATTTGAGCACGAGCCTTGAGCCACAACAAACTCCTGAAACGATAGCGCTTCCTCTACCTTGATTGTGACAGGATGTTGTGTGGTGAACTCAACTTCACGACCAGGTGGTGTGGCTGAAACCTTTAGGACTTTACCTTCAAATGAATATTCATGCAATAAGTTCCTAAAGGCAATCCCTGCTGCGTCACTCACATGACACTCATCAAATATGACTGAATCATACTCTTTCAATTGAAGCACATTGTGAGCATAGAAATGGAGAGCAAACCCAGTTGTCATGATTGTAATCGGTGATGAACCAAATGATGATTTCCCTCTTATTCTCAATGTTGGGCTAATCATAAAAGGTTGAGCTTGCAACTGCTTGAACACATTGTTTGCGAGGGGCCGCGTAGGTTCAAGTATTAACACTTTGCCCTTCTTGCTCAAGTGGTATGGCAACCCCGTGGATTTACCAGATCCAACAGCACCTCTCACTAACCAATCCTTAACTTGAGAGTGTGAAATTTCAGATGCTACTTGACTAGCTGTGGACCTTGTAAACTCAATGAACTGACCCTCTGTTCTGTAGTGTGGCATGGTGTTGCCCCTGTTAAGTTGGTTGTCCCACCACTTCCTGAAACTCACTCCTTCCAATTCCTCCATAACAGGATCATCGGTATCAAGATTAAAATCAATTGTCATCAATTTATCCTCTTGAATGTTACAGATGTCGTCCAAAGAACTTTCCAGGCGTATAGTTTCACGCTCAGCTGAACCAATCACCCCTTTGAACTTATTCAGGATTTGGTAAACTCCATCACTCCTTTCTGCATCAAATGCCATTATCAACAGTGTGATTATGGCTATTATTCTTTCCATGTAAGCAAACTCTTTCTTGCCTTTCTGGAGTGTTATCTTCTCATCTCCATAGTACTCATCATAGTATGCAAGAAGTTCTTTGTTATTGACATTAATAAGCTTGCGCAGTTCATCCACAGTTGGTAATCGCCCATGCTTAAAATCATAAATTGAGATCAGTTTGTCAATTTCATCCTCGAAAGCATCAGCTTTCGCTTGAACTTCGTGCATCTTCCAACTTCTCATTTGGACTGTGAACTGATGAGTTTCTCGGGTTATAGCAGTTAACATCAAAATAACACTAAGAACTGTGACAAATTTGTACATATTAGGTATAAAATAATTTACACAATTCCACCACTTTACACTAAGCATTCTAAGCATCTTTGAGAATGTGTTTCGAACACCATTTATGGCGCCTGAGACATGCTTGTGAATTGGTGGTGGCTTCATTAGTAATTGCCCTGGTGAGAATCTGTAGACAGCTCCTAAGTCTACGCTCTTTTTCAGCTTTAGTTGGGCACGGCCAAATTTTAAGTGCTTTGATGATGATTTGAGAACGCAAAATTTTGCATACCAGCTTAGCGCGTCCCATTCCGCGTTTAAAAGATCCACATAATTTTTTTCGGCGAATACTTGACTCGCTTCAGAAATTGTGTTGAAACCTGTAGCACGTAAGACATCATCCATCTCACTTTGCGCTCCTTTGACCATGAGGTAATTCAAAGCTAATGTGTAGGATATGCATGGTTGTGTACCACGAAATATTGCCTCCAACATAGAGCCTGAATGCTGACTGATGAGTACATTCTGTTCTGTGACCACGTCAGCCACTGACAACTTCTGAGCCAAAATCATGAGTATGGTTATCATGTTTGATAAAGCCATGTCCTTCTGAAGCCAATATGCAAGTGCTTTCTCATAATTGCCAGTATTATACATTGCCATTATCACACTAGGCGAGACAACACACAATGCAAGCAAATATGGCTCATCAACCATTATCTCTGCAAACAACTTGGGCTTGTAGATACTCCTTATGAGAGTTCGAACAGTACTCTCAACCACTTGGTCATTCAATGACCCTCCAACTCTGTACTCCTTCATTGGTGAGTCCAACGAGTAGCTAGCAAATTCACAAAGTTGTGTGATAGTATTTGCTTTCAGCACATGATATCCAGTTGATAGAGAACCATATGAATCGAGTACGTGCATTGTCTCATTCTCATGATCAACAAGTATTCTGGGTAGTTCTGCATTGTGCACATCTGGATATAGCACGCGCAGCATGTAACATGCTGTAGCGACATCAATCATTTTGGGCCACTTTCCAAGTTTAGGGACAATTGTGTCTCTAACAAATTTTGTGAAGTCTTTTGCTTCAGCTTCATTAACATTCACCAACATTGCTAAGAATATGTTCATGTAGCAATAACCTTCCTTAGCAATGTACATTCCTGCATTCAGAACTTCTGGTAAATCAATGAATTTTGCATCACCAGAATTACCAACCACTAAATGTCTCTTTGTTGGTGTTTTGACATCAGACGTCAATGGCTTTCCATCATCCAGAGTGACACAACAGCAAGAGTAGAGAAAATTGTCGTCTCTCTTACTAATACACTTCTCAGTTATTGGAAAATGTTTTGTTGGCTTTCCACTTAACTGTTGCCTGAGAGTTTCAAAGTTAGTCGACATGACTAAATTTCCAATTGCAAGCTCACGCTCCCCTCTAGCACACTTCCGAGTGACGTACTTTTGGTACCCTTCTTCTGGTTTTATTTCATCAAAGAAATTAACGAAGAATCTCTTTGCATGATAGCCTCTTTCACCCCAGACAAAGTTACCATTCCTGTCAAGTTGATTGTCACACATTAATGTTGGATTGATGTGTGCTTTAGCCGACACTTTATTACGGAAATTGCCAAGACTTCCCAAAATCATATTTTCAGTACGATTCTTAAGAAATCTAGCTACTTCAAGTAGTTGTCCTGCTGCCTTTGAGTGATCCTCGTTTGTCATGCTCAGTCCTTTCATTAACAGCTCATTGAGTTGAAGTACATGACTAAATGGAGCCTTTGTTCTTTCTCCTATCAGTAGTTTTATCTCAGCACATGTGTCAATGTTTGGATTGTGTTTCACTCGTGTGATAAGATTTTGAAGAATTCCCACCACGTGCGAGAACTCTGGGTATTCCTGTGTTATCACATCACAACACTTTTCAACTCTACTACTGAATTCTTTCTTTGTGCAAGGCACATTGTAAGACGATTCAGCAAAACATTGTAAGCATGTAATTTTTCCGCTGGGGAAAAGTAGTTGTGTGAGTAGACCGGCTACTTCTCCACACTTGGACACAGGCACTCCTCGCGAGCATGTGTGCTCGATCTCTGGTCTGTTCTGCTTGTACGTTTTGCAAAACGACAAAAAGAATTCTTTAGAAATCTGCTCATCAGTAAACTGTCTAATCAGTTGCGCCTGGGAAACAGATAGAATCTCTTGTGCACTGTATAGTGTGGTTCCAATTCTTCCTCTCACTATGAACAAGTGGTCCCTATGTGAGGAGACATCACCCATCAATACTGACTTCAGCATAATTAACCCACTAGATCCATGAGTTAAAGAATCAGCATTCACCATTCTATAACTATTAAACTTACTTGCCACGCGTGACAAGAAGTAACCTTGTGTTGTGTTTACACTCAGATCAACACAAAGTCTGCAGTTGCGCTCCATGTGAGCAGTAGCAGTGAAGGCCATACGGGAGTTGTTACACTCTTTGGTGTATACCTTCAAAGTCTTACCTTTCTCAGTGTAAGTTACACTGAGACTAGGTCTCCTCTTCATTTCATTAAAAAGAAAGCCTTCAAGGCTTTTCACAGATGCATTTACGAAAAGCCGCTGTCTTTTCGTTTTAACAGTTTTCTTGGAGGTGGCTTTAGCACCCCATGATACTTCAGGTTCTTCAGAAGGCATAGGACCTCCTGCTATTGATTGTGTGATGTGGGTCACTTCGTGATCCCCACCTTGCCATTTGTAAACCCATTTCATGGGTTTCCTCTTGACCACTCGCTTCTTCAGTAAAGCGAGCTTCCTCAATTTACCCCCATGGTGGAGGTCAACTTGGCGCTCCATTTGCGCAGTGACGGGAATGAATAAATCAAAAGGATTATATTCATTCTCGTAGCCTTCAGTGACTACGACTGGTTCATACTTATTTGGTTCCTCCACCTTGGGAACCTCCACAACAACTGGAACTTTGGGCAATGTTACGTTAATTGGTAGTGCACCAATTAACATGGGACATGCCATGAAATCAAACCCGGGCTTTTCACTCCGGAAAAGCATGTTGTCATCAAAGAAAGATTGGAATATTTCTAGTGCCATTGAATTTGATTAACAATGAAAAGCAAGAGAAAATTTGCAAGTTGGATGTTTAAACTTAAATTGCTTTAAAATTAGAGATTGCTTGAAGATTTTGAAAATGCTTGAAAATTTGATTGCGTTGTTCTTTGTATGTTGTATTGAGATTTTACGAATTTTTTTTTTATTTCTTTATAGGAGAGATCGGAA